TTGAATGTGAGCACGTCGCCCAGCATGATCGGCCAATTGAAGGCAGCTCCCCACCGCGACCATGAGAGCGCCCAGAGTGGGGCAGGCGGCAGCTCGAGACCGGCGCGCTTGGCGCATACGGCCATGAATAAGCCGCACCAAGGGGTTGAGTCATGCTGGTAGTTGAGAGAGACAGGGCGGCCAATCTCTTGCGCCCAGTCCACAATTTTGGGGTTGTCTTCAGTGCCGGGTGACTCAAGAACGCCATACTCTTTGATGGCTTGAACTAGAATGCGCGGCGATGGATCATAGAGAAGGTATTGATATTGAGCTGGCAGGTCGATCATTGGATGCGCTGAAAGTGGGAGAAGAACCAGCCCATTGCGCCACCGACTGCACCGGCGACTCCGCCGATTGTGGCACCGATGGCCTTGAAGCGGGTGCGGTCATGCTCGAGACTGCTAACGCGACCCGGCAGGCCATCTAATGCGTCAATTTTTGTCTCGAGGCGGGCTTGGCCTTGCTTGAGTTCAATCAAGTGCGAGAGAAAATCGGGGTTCATTTCCTGACCTCTTCTTTATTTTCCGACAAGGTAACATTCTTGCGAATTTGGGTCTAGAGTTTAATCATAAAGTTGCCCACTTTTCCGGGTGGCAAGTTGTTGTGATTGCCGCCGCCGCCAGTGCTGCCGGTCGCGCCGGTGATGTCATGGGTATGAGCACCGTTGCTGTTTGTGGTTCCTGTGCTAGACGGACTGCTTCCACCATAGGCAAGGCCAACAGGTGAACTTGAGCCGGTGTAGCCCTGCACAGTGTGGGTGTGAGCGCCGTTGCTTGCAGTCGCTAGTGTGCCGTCGTCATGGGTATGGCCGGGGATTTGTGCCGTGGTGAGCTGCACAACTTCAGCGCCGCCTGCGCCGCCTAGCTTGGTGCCGTCAATGCCGCCTGGCTGACCAGTGAGGCGACCGGCAGGGGTGCCGCCCATGTTGTCTTTACCGAACGAGGCGCGACCGCGCATATCAGGAACCGCAATGGTGCGGTTGGCTGCATAGTCAGCGGCAGCGCTGGCACCGCGCGCAACCAGTGCCCCAGCGCTCGAATAAACTTGAAGTTGACCGAGAAGCTCATTAGCCGTTGTGCCAACATAGGCATAATCAGCTTCATTCCATAGCGCCGTGAATAGGGCCAGCGTGTCAGCGTTGGCGCGGCTGGTAGCGTTTGAGCTGGCGTTGCCGATGGTGCGGCCGTCTTCCCAGACCCAACCATCTTGAAGAACAGAGAGGCGCGTTACCTTCTCATCGCCGGTAACAAAGCTGTGAGGCTTTAGTTTGAGCGGCGTGACAATACGCATGTCATCTGTGCCAGTATTGACCTCGGCCACGGTCGCAATCTCTGCAATGCCCGCCACCGTCTCAGTGGCTTGGGCGACCTGTGCGGATAGGTCTTGCAGATACTGCCAATTTGCATCGGACACAGCGACCGGCAAAGCGTTGCCGACATTGTTGTCGATAAGGGAGCCGTAAAGCTCATATGTTCCTGATTTGCGAACAATGCTGTTTTCATAGTAAGTGGTGCCGCTATCATACTCGGGAATGCCCTCTTGCATGAGGTAGGCGGTCATATAGGAATGCACATATTGCACCGACTGAAACTCTTCAACGGCGGGGAATTTCTTTGTGCCGATAATGGCATCAAGCCAGCCAGTCAACCAAGCCGCCTTCGACTGAAGGGTTGTGATGTTGCTGGTGATGATCTTGGTGGTGTCCTGCGCCGAGCCGAACACACCGTTATTCGTCGCATTAAGGGCGAAGACCTTGAGGGTTTGTCGAGTTAGGCGGGCCATTTTTATTCCTTCTTGTTACCGGTTATAATAGTCGGGTTATTAGACCTCGACAAGGTTCAACTGCACGCCCATTGGTCGCGGCAAAACTTTCTTATAAATAGCGGCCTTAATAATGGCGCTTGCGGTGTTTGTGACCGTGTAGGTCATCTCCATGTTGCCGGTCTCAGTGGGAATCACGTCGTCGCCAAAATACTTGAACATGGCGTCATTGATGGCTTTGACGCTGTGGTTCTCGGTGTTCTGAAGAATTTTGAGGCGCAGAAGAATGCGAAAATCAGCGTCAGGCAGGCTATTTGACTCGCTGATGATCGACGAATAATTAAGCGTGCCGTTGTAGTTGTCACCGTCAAATGTGGTGTAGTCGCTGAAGCCCCATTTTGCCAGAGCGTCGGGGCTGACCTCGCTGTAAGTCGTGACCGCGAAGAAGTCCACCAAGTCGAACACTTCATAGAACCGGTCAACGCCAATATATTTCGCAATAGTGTCGAGCTGTTTGCCTACCGCTGTGTCGATGTTATAGGCGTTTAGAACGTCGAGATAAATGCCATCGGCCAGCATTGTGTTGACAAAAAGGTCGATGGTCGCCTTGGCCTTTGGTTGATTATTATACTGAATCACGAGAAGATTTACATAATAATCAATAATATTTTGGACTTCAGAGGCATTGGGCATTTAGTAGCTCCTTTTCTGTCCACACATAAAAATTGTACCCATTTTCCAAGCAAAACAATTTTGCAGCAGCCATCTTCAACATAACTCTTTCGTTTAACAATTGCCATTCTGCTTTTACTTCAATCACAGATATTTTACCGTTTGTTCCTATAGATTTTATGTCAGGAATATATTGATGAGTTTTACCATTCCAAATGTAAGGTATGCGAAAAGACTCAGCATAAAAGCTGCAAACTGTTTTGTCTTGCTCCAAAATTTTATATGCAATAAGTTCATATGATGATCGATAAAATACTTCTTTATTCATTTTTTTAGAAAAAAAATAACCAAATTTTCCGCGACCATTATGCCAGCCACACTTATAACGCTCTGCTGTTCTTTTGCTCAATGCTTCACATTGAGCCTTAGTTCTTTTTTTCCCAGTATTTGACTTTGAAATCTTTGCTTTTTTTTCTTCAGAACATGGAAGTTTTATTTTTTCTACCCTTTTAGCAATCATCTCTGGGGTCTGCTTTTTCCCAAGCCAAAAGTTATGCTTTCCAATATTGCTTTGGCCTATCTTTTTTTTATGTTCGTCTGTCATTTTCTTACCAAACATATGATTTTTCTCACCCAATGCAGCTGCTCGCATTTTTGCTTTTGTCTCTTCTGAGATTTTCTCGCCTTTTTTAGCCATCATACCACCGTGATCGTGATGCGGGACACGTCAAGAGTCCACTTGGTTTTAGGGTCTGGCGCGTCGAGATAGTCAGTCCAGACAACGCCATCATCGGAGATTTCAACATCAAGCGGCACACCACCACCGCCTTGAGCGGCAATGCCAGCCATAGCTGCAGCAGTCACAAGCGAGGTCTCGGCAAAGTCGCCGATCTCATAGGTGAGGTTGTCGGCAATATAGTTTGCAATGGTCGCGATGTCGAAGATGAAAAGCGGAATGGTCTTCTTGAGGTTGAAGCGAATGTAAAGATCGGCAGCGGTCGGGCGGTCAAATAGCGCTGTGAAGATGCCGCCGCTCGGCGTGGCAATGTCAACCGTGACCGCGCCCTTCATGCCGCTGCCATAGCTCTTGTTCTCGTAATAGACATTGGCGATGTCAGAGTTTGCTCCACCCTCGACAATAAGCCATGTGGAGTGTTCTGGCACGCCAAGAGAGTCCGTGGTGTCTGTGTAGTTCTCGTAGAGCTTGGCCGCTGTCACGCCGTCAATGGCAAGGATGTCGCCCAGCAGGCCATTGAGGTAGCCATTTGAGGCAAGAGCAACGCTGCGCTCGCGGCGCACGCGAAGCTGGGAGTCAGTTTCTTGACGTTGCCCGACCTCAAGGGCCGCGCTCGGGTTGTTGACAGATACCACGCCCAGAATGATGGTGACCGGTGTTTGAATGGTGTCAACAATGGTCTCGACAAGACCTATCTCTTGGGCGCGGAAGTTGCGCGAGTAGGTGCCAGCCGTCAGGGTCTCGCTATCCACAAGAATAAAGCGGTTGCCGCTGTTGTCCTGCACGGTGTAGCCGGTGCCTTGCGGGTCATTAAAATCAGCGTCGAGGCCCTGAAGTGCGACTGTGCGGTCAACCACAATGGTGATCGGCTGAATGGTATAGGTGCCGCCAATGCGCTCAATGTTGTTGATGACGACTCTCTCATCCAGCAGGCGGCCCAGCGCCCGGTCGGGGTCGAATGAGTTGTTGACCTGCACAAGAAGCTCGCGCAAGTCGGTCGCCACCTGCGCCACAATGCCGACCATTTGGCCGTCTGGGCTGTTCTGGTCGAGGTTGATGTCAGCGCCGTAAATCTCGCGCAGGCCACTTTCAAGTTCGGAGCGAATCTCGCTGAAGGTTTTGACCTGAAGGCCAGTGGCGTCAATAAGATCTGGCATCGCTAAATCTCCACCGTTAAGCTGTCACGATATTCCTTGGAGAAGATCGTGTTTACTGAGTAATTGGCCGTAAAGTTGCGGCCCACCTGCACTGTATCAAATTCGACAATGGCCGTCACGCCATAGCTTTGCAGGATGATTCGGCGTAAATCTGTCTCAAGCAGCCCGCGCTGGCCCTTGCTGCCAAGGCGGTTTGTCCAGTCAATACCGGCCTTCTGGTCAAGGAACCAGTCACCGACCCAGCTGAGAATGCGGGTCTTGATGTTGAGGCCGATGGCTGCGTTTTGGTCAACGTAATCGCCTTTGCCCTTACCGAACTGCCAATCGCCAGAGGGGTCTAGGTTGCGGAAAATCATTGCCTTAACTCCCAGAAATAACTATGCCGTCAACCACTGTCAC